AAATGATCTAAAATTAAATTGAACATCAGCTTCGATCTGACTGCTGTATGTCTTGAAGAATCTGGCTGACTCTTTGGCTCGTTTTCTACCAATAACAGGAGATAAATCCTTAATGCACTGGTGATAAAGTCCGCTGCCTATATTATTATATTCTTCAAGTATATCAATCCATTTATGTTCTTCAGAAGTTTTAAACCTTGTCTCAGCACTGTAAGATGTCTGACTTACCTTGGTGTCGCCCCAATCTTCTGGCAGGTAATACTTATCCTCTTTTAACTCTTTATACCTAGCCGATTCAGCATTAACTGAAACCCCAATACGGTGTTTAAGAATATGAATATGACTAGCAATATCAGTGCGAACAAGAAAATGCAGACTAGATTTCTCAAAGGGCGTATGGTGACCAGCAGAAGCGAGCATATTAAGCAGCTTATCAATACGTTTGAGCTTATCATCGGATAAATCCCTGACTGTGCTAGTCCATGCTGATTGCGCATGAGTGATATCGCTTCCATAATATCCCAGAAGCTCAACATTATTTTGCATTATTTAATTACCAACGTACTTGTAAAGAGCCATTAAAAGTATAAAAACATATTGATCTAACTCATTTGGGGTTAGTTCGTAGCCTCTTTCGGCTATTCTATTTCTTAATATTAATCTTTCTTGATAATTCATATTGACTACATTTAATAGATAGTCAACCGTTGCTGGGTCTTCGTCTTCAAATATATTTACAAAATTATTGTAAGTTCTCCAAGCTCTATCGAAGTCTATAGAATCATCAAAAAGTATTACAAGCAGTGTTAAAAGGTCTTCCTGTTCCATTTTATTTCACACAATTAAATTAGTTTCTCCTAAGAGTAGATACACACTAATCCAATTTTCTAGTTTTATGTTTTTTTAATTCAAACAAAGAATCATACAAAGATTTTAATTTTTTCTTCAGGTTATTTTTTTTTGGAAAAAAACTAGAAAAGTCATTATAGTAAGATATCGCGTTTTCGATTTGCTCAATCTCCCATTCGGTATCATATTCTACTTTCACTTGGTAGCTCCTAAATTTTTCAAAAATCCAAAGATATAGTTAACAAAACAAAAACCACAAATAACAAAAATCATCCAAGTAACCCACATTTGATCGTCGATCTGTCGTTGTTCCTGTGGTGTCACAATATATGATTTTATGCCTTTTATTTCTATGTACTCATTGTTTGTAGATTGCTCCACCATTCTGGATGTTTCCTTTTCTTGTTCCACTTAACATCAATATTAACACGCTTGTCTTTCCAATAATAGTCTTTATAGGCGGTGACTGCACACTGATTTTTATATTCATCTGGCATAGCCTGAGCAAATGGTGTCATATCTCCTTCTGGAATAATCCAGCTACATTGCGCCATGTAATGTATAGCGTCTTCGCATGAATGCTTCTTACCGTATCTGTAGGTGTACTCTTTCGCTAAAGCTATAGCATGTTCAGCAGCCCACTCAAAGTTGCTTCTGGAATCTCCACACCACCTAGTACACGGATGATTATGATAACCACCCTTGAGAGGCTTACCTGACTTCGTAAGCGGCATATCTTTATCAGTGGCTCCGTGACGACGCATCGCTGACCCTAGCTGTTGATAAAGCTCCAGAACCATCTTAACACAATGCTTGTCACAGTGTTCCTGTGCGGCAGCTACGGGGTCTTCGTTAAGTACAAAAATATTCATATCTAGTTTATACCATACCAAAAGTCATTGTCAAATAGCCCCACCAAGAATCGAACTTGGAACTGAAGATTAGAAGTCTACTGTTATATCCGTTTAACTATGGGGCCGAATAATATTCAATAATTTTTTGTTTGTCTTTACTATGCTCTATTCTGTGACAATTAGCACATAGTAGAATACATTTATCTGCTTCCTCTTTTAAATCTGCTATACCGCATTGTAATCGTCCAGATATAGTAAACCTTTTATCTTTAATATGATGGAAGTCTAAAACCCTGTGGTCATCATTTCCGCATACAGAGCAGCAGCCACCAAGATGTTGTTGAAGTTCTATTTTATTTTTATGCCTACGCCAATCTGCACGACACGCACTACATACATCATTCTTATTGTAAGGAAATTTTTTGTTGCAAACAATACATATCTTATTTTGTTCTCTATTTTTTACGGTGAATTGTTTTCTATGATCGTATCCTTTGTCGCTTTTAAAAGGGCTACAGTCCAAGCAATAGCTTCTACTTTTTAAGTTGTGGGTTACACCATCAATTACCACTCTATAGGGAAAACTGTTTTCGCACCGCTTACATTCTGGCATCTGCATCTCTTTTTGCAAGAACCTTTTCACATAAAGTATAAAATTCTTCCAGCGTCATATCTCCCTTTGCCTGATTAGCTTCTCTTGTAGCCAATCCAAGATTTTTAAAGGAGTTATCTCCACCTTTAGATTTTGGAATGATGTGATCTGCGTGATAGTTGTAAGTATCTTTTATGTCTATTGGGTCGCCAGTAAGATAGCATGTTGGATTTGACCCAATGCTTTTTAACACGTCTTTATCGTTCCAGTCTTTAGCTTCTGTCGTTATTCGTCTGTTGTTATCCATCCTAAACCTCTTGATTTTATTTTTAAATCTGACTTCCCAAGACTGAGTTATTTCTTCACGTTCTTTTGGATTATATTTATCGTTCTTGAAATTGTCAACCTTCTTTTGTAAAGGATTGAGTTTCCTGTTTTTCCTTCTTCTTACTTGAGTTTTTTTCTTTTGTCCTTTACCTAAATGATAGGCGATTGTACCCTTTGAGCATCCAAGCTCTTTCTGTATCTTTCGATAGCTCATGCCCTGATCTTTTAATGACATGATCTTTTCTTTTAGTCCATAGTTCATTTTAATTCCTTAATTTATTCTTTTGCAAGAATTTTTTTAAGGTCTTCCATCGTCAACTCCATTTCATCTACCTCTTTATTATACATAGATAATCTCTGTTTTAAAGTTTCAATTTCGTGAATTGTTTTCTTGATAGTTTCTTCCCACTTGGGAATATTCTCTTCATAAAGAGACAATAATCTTGTGAGATATTTTTCTGCTTGTTTGTCCATAGTTAATTCCTTAAGTTAGGGTTTTGTTACTAGTAATAGACTCGGAGAGATTCGAACTCCCGGCCAAGGGATTATGAGTCCACTGCTCTAACAAACTGAGCTACGAGTCCAAAATAGTACGGGCAAGAATCGAACTTGCGAAGGCGAGTATATAAGACTCGCGGAGATGACCAATCCCACCGTACCACGGCGTTTAGAAATCTGAAATCATTGTCGGGTTATCGCCTCGTCCATCGTCAATGATAATCGGAATTAGATAATCTTTCATCTCTTCATCGCTTGGTGGTCCGGGGATATGCTGGAACAATCCTTTCTTAAATTCAAATTTTGGCAGAGTCATTTTAAACTTATTGGTTTCAAGTGCCGGACCTACAGTCGTAAAAGGCGCAGTCCAAAAATCTTTACTGGCAATAAACATCTTCTTGCTAGTGTCACAAAGATATCCTGCTGTACTTTTAACAACTGATCTTGGTTTAATAACTTGAAACTCAAAAGACTTTCTGCTCTCTTGTGCTGAACTAATATTACAACACAAAAGCCCGATTGCAAATGCAAAAATCATTTTCTTCATATTTATTTCCTATCAAAATTTAAAGAAAGGAGGGCAGGGCTAACCGTACCCTCCAGAATCTAACCAACCACGATTAGAAAGTGTCGTATGTTTCCTGTTCGTCAAAGTCCCAGTCTTCTTCGTCTTCAAAGACCGCTTCCTCGATAATGTCACGAGCAATGCCGATGACAGTGTACTCGCTGACTCGCATCTTTTGATGATTGCAATCAGTAGGCACGCTGACAATATCAGCAGGATCAAACTTAACAAGTACAACCTTGCCAGTGTTGGTAGCCCAATCACTAGCGTATTCGAAAGTGCCAACATGTAGACCAGCAGCACATCCTTGGGTGCAGTCATCGCTGACTCTTCGGCGATTCATTGATGGGCTGTCCATAGTGTTATTACGGAAAGTCTTACCAGTGTATTTGTCTACTAGGTCGCCCTCGGTGATAATGTTTCCCATTTTGTCAACAATATCTTCGCCCTCATAGACAGCTACGCCCTTGTAGCCAACCATCATTCCATCAGGAGTGATTGGTAGACCCTTGTGACTGCACCAATCGTAAGACTCCATGACTGCGCGATTGCTGACATTTTGGTAGAGTCGATCAAGATAGGCAAGCATTGGCTTGTGGTCGTGACCGCCTTTAATAAGCTGAACTACGCGCTCAGTTGGCTGACTGGCGACCTGCTCATCTTCGTAATACAGAAAGCCGTCACGCATATCAAAATTACCTTCTGACCAATCTTCAATCACAGAGGCGGTGTCGATAAGCTCAAGAAACTCATCTTGCTGACCCTCTGTCACACAAGCTCGCAGATTGTCATACTCTGGATGTGAGTGGTCAAATTGATATGACTGAGTTCCGATAACAACAGTCCAGTGGTTTTTCGCGTCCTTAATGTGAGTAAGCATTTTTCTTCCTTATCCTAAGAGGTTGGTAAAAATAGGGGATGATGACTTTAATCTCGATCTGGTCGAAATAACAATGTGAATCCCCTTAACTTCTTTCATTCTAAACTAAGTATCGTCAATGTCAAATCAAAACTTTAAAGAAAAGAAAATTTTTATGGGATGATATATTGAATCGTGGTCTAGCCACAATGATAGGGTGAATCCCATTTAAAACATTTTTTCCTTGCTGGGTTTTGGGTAAATTGTTTTGTCAACAATCTTTCCATCTTTGTATTCAAGATAATAAGAATAACCAATCCAGACTCTTGGGCAGTAAAAACCCTCATCGTGTTCCTTTAGCCAGACATCAACTCTATATCTGTCATGTCCAACTGGGGAACATTCCTTTAGTGTTATCTTATTATTATCTTCTTGCTTTATCTTTTTAGCAAGAAATTTATTTAAAATATTTCTAGGAATCGCTGACTCTTGCGGTTGCCTAATTGTTTTTTTCTTTCGTCTTGGTTTTGCTTTAGTCATCATATAGTCTCTCCGTTGATGTAGTTTGCTACTGTGTCTTTTGTGCCATTATCTATTTCATATGTCTTTACTAGATTTAGCATGTCGTACTTTGAGAAAAATCCATCCATCCAATTCTGTAAAGAATCATCATCCTCCATTTCGATTGAATACTTTTTGCAAACTTTTTCAAGGTCTGTCGCAGCGAAACTGGACACTAGCTCTTGCCATTCGTTTAATTCTGGCGAAGTGATATGCTCGCAAATTCTCTCAAGTCTGTTGAACTGGTCTGTATTGTACACCGCACTACTCGAAGGTGCAATAGATTTTAGTTCACGAGACATAAAATCGGTTACTTCAATGAAGTTACCATTCTTAAATGCTTTTGTGTTAAGAAAGGCTGTCTTTAGTCCATAAACTTCTACACTGATTCCGCATTGTTTAAGGTCTGAAATCCTATTCTTTAAAGCTCTGTGACTATATGATGTTGGCTCCCACCTAGAGATTTCAACATACACAATCTCAGTCCCGTCTAACTCTAATGTGGCGGCATCCCAATGGTTTTTCCTGTCGTAGCCATAGCAATGCTTGTCAAACTTAAAAGTCTTTAATTTGCAACCACCACCCGTAGTGCCAGTTCTGACTACCTTGGGTAAGTCATCCAAGTCTTCAATGAATTCTGAATCAATCAAACACTCATCAACTTGCTCTGGCGAAAGAATAACCATAGTGAGGCTGTTGTGATCTTTTAAATAGCTACGAATACGTGTAGTCATGCGGTCTTTATACATGTAGTATTTTACGTTTTCCCCGACTGGCATGTGGTTTGATCTACCTTTATCTGTAGAATTCCAGTGGCGCGACCAATATATAACTTGATCCTGTGGCTCTGGTAGATCGTACTGTTCCAAATCTGATTTGACATAACCGCCAAGACGACCCCTGTTAAGTTTTTCAGCCATTAAAGCGCGCTTGAAAGGCGTAGGCTCATCTTCAATCTGCTGGATCGCAAACTCAGATAATTTTTCTTTTACTGACTTAAACTTAGCGGCCACTGACTCTTTTGTTTTGTCTGTGAGAGATAGGTTTTCGCGGGCGGTATCAAACTCTAGCTCGCCAAGGTCAAACTTAATATAGCCCTTGATGTTGCTGAATCCACCAATTTCAGACGGTATACTGTAGGCGATGTTTCCCATGACTGCAAACATGCTACCATATCCATTACTAAGACCAAAATCATCCCCTTTGAAAAAGTAGTCATTGCGCTGACTCTCGCAGGCTGATACTACATATTTGTTGTTGATATCTGGCAGAGTCCCCTCCCAAAAACGAAAGACATATTCGGCCTCTGACTCAAACTCACTGACTCTATCATCGACAGTTAAAGATACTTCTAGACCGTTTGGCTCGTCTGTTTGCATCTCTGTCAAGAGGGCTACGACTGGCTTGCGATTCTCGTCACGATAGCAGTTGTATGTGCGGCACACACCATCAATATAACTTTTAACGGTAAAGCTATCTGTCAGGGCGTAGGGAGACAGGCTCCCGATACCAAAACATCCGATAACCTCATTACTATTTCGTTTGGTAGAGATGCCAATACCAGCAAAGATTGTCCTGACTTCGTGGTCTGATAGACCTGTGCCATAGTCACGAATAGAGAACCAA